CGGCTGCAAGGCGTTTTTTTCAAATTATTCTGCCGTATATAAAGCCGACTATAATAATAACGCTTCTTTTGCGTACCATTTGGATTTTCAATTCATTCGATATGATTGTAATTATTACCAACGGGGGACCGGCAAACTATTCGCAAACATTGCCCTCGTACATGTACACAAAAGCGTTTGCGGCTTACGATTTCGGTTTGGCATCCGCGCTCGGCGTTATTCTTATGGTAATTTTAGTAATTTACGTAACATTCTTTTTAAAGGCAACAAAATACAATAGTGCCGGAGATTTTTAATTATGAATTATCAAGCAACAAAAATATTCTTAAAAAGCGGAAGAATTGTCGTTTTATGCTTGTATTTGCTTTTTGTTCTTTTTCCCATTTATTGGATGGTTGCAACGTCTTTTAAACACAATACCGAAATCATCAACGCACAGGAACTTACGTACTTTCCTCAAAAATTTACCGCGGAAAATTACAATCAACTGTTTTCGATGTACGATTACGGAAACATGCTGAAAAACAGCATAATTGTATCATTGTCTTCGGCCTTTTGCATAACGATGCTTTCTATTTTCGGCGGCTACGGACTTGCCCGCTATCAATTTAAAACGAAAACATTGTTTTTACTGTTTTTTCTCGTAACACAAATGATTCCGGGCATTTTGGTAATTATTCCGCTGTACGTCATTTTTTCAAAAATAAATTTAGTCAACACGCGTTTAAGCCTTTTTATTTTTTACCTTGTTTCGAACCTTCCTTTTTGCGCAATTACAATGCGAAGTTTTTTTGAACGTATTCCGTATACGCTGGAAGAAGCCGCTACCGTAGACGGTTGTACAAAATTGCAAACGCTGCGAAAAATCGTTTTGCCGGTTATGTTTCCCGGTATTGTCGCCGTGTTTGTATTTGCTTTTATAGGCATTGTAAGTTGGGAGTTTAATAAATTAGTATCATCTATTATATTTGTAGCCTGCGCTACCTTTCAAGTGCTGTTAGTTGCTGAAGATTTATTATTTCGCTCACCCGAAGAAATAGCAACCATTCAAAAAATATTATCCGATTATCGAAAATATAACTTAGAAGTATTTACCGTTGTTACAAAAATAGTAATAAAAAACACTACTAATGAAGATTTAGTAACAGATATAAACAGACTGTTAAATATCAAAAGGGAAATATTAGATATAGAGAGTAATATCAATCTAAAAGAAAGCAAGAGGCTAATAAAAAGGGCTACAAAAGAAGTAGAATTATATATGAAACAATTAAATACAAATATCTATGGAGAACAACAATAAAGATTTAAAAGATGAAAAACCATTAAATCGACGTCAAAAACGATTTAGTATTCCTCCCAATCCTAAAACCAATATTGATACCATTAAAGATTTAGCAAATAAACTAAAAGAGGGCACTAATAATAAGTAGTAGGTTATCGCTTGAGATGTTTTCTAAATTCAGCCGCTATTTTTTTAACGCGTTCATCATTCATACGAAGATGTTTTTCTTTAATAAAATAGTCACTAAAACATTCATCCCAAATCAACCACAATACATATACAATGCAAAAAACACCTATAAGATACAACAAGCAAATACCCAAAAAAGGTAAAACCTCCATACCTATAAAAGTCATAAAATTCTTAAATTGATAGAAATAATATTTAATATCACTCATAGCGTTTAATCTTTAATTTTTTTGCAAAGATATGGAAAATAGTTCAGATGTACAACAAAAAAGTAGTAAATCAGAAATTGCAGAAAGACTCAATGAAGTGTATTCATATATTAAAAAAAACACTGAATTTGTAAATCAATCTCTCTTTGCTGAAAAAATATCCGAGCAACGAAGTAATTTATCGTCCGCCTTAAATGGTAATGAAAAATACATTACCAAAGGACTATTGATGAAAATTACAAAAGCGTTCCCAGAGATTAATCCTATTTGGTTACTCACTGGGCACGAAGCAATGATAAAGGGAGAAAAAGCACCTAAAAAAACTATCAACTCATCAGGGCCTATCCTCGCCGATGAAGCAATAAATTACAACGAAAAAGGCGTACCCTATTACAATATTGATTTTACCAACGGTTTTATGGGAGTAATAGAATTTAATAACGTAAAACCCGATTATTACATCAATTACCCTCCCGCTAACAATTGCGACTTTTGGATCAACGCCACAGGGCAATCAATGCAAAACACTATCAACCACGGCGATATAGTAGCCGTCAAAGAAGTAGATTTATCTTGGTTTCCTCTCGGCGAAATATACGCCATAGTAACCTCCAACGGTTACCGCCTCATCAAGCGAATCACGAAATCACGCGACCCTAAATGCTATCGCCTCGTATCTGAGAACCCCGATAAAGACAATTACCCAGATCAAGATATACCAAAACGCTATATCACCCGTCTATTCAAAGTGATCATCGCAACTAAAATCATTAATTAGTAACTAAAATTTCTATTATATGAACTTAACAAATTGCCCCGCTTGTCAAAAGCAAATCAGTATTTCAGCAGAAACGTGTCCTCATTGTGGACATCCCATTAAAAAAATAAGAGAGCAAAAAAACTCACTTATAACAATGATTGCCATTATGGTTATATGTTTAGTAGTTTTCTTTGCTATCAAATTGCAAGGTTTATTCAAATAAATATTAATTTTTAAAACTAATATACCAATGAAAAAATTATTATTTTCAGCACTCACTACATTACTCATTTCTTGTGGGTACAATCAACAAGAGCAAATGCTTTATGATTATATCAATAATGGTATAAAAAGCACTCTAAAAACTGAAGCCAAAAATGTAGGCTTCAAAATTAAAGAAATGAAAAAAATCAAAGAAATCACCGCTAATGACAGTATGCAAGTGCAAAAAGAAAAATTGTACGATATATTCTACGACGGTGGCGTTACATATAACAAAGACAAAGATACTCTATCTTTTGACTTTGTTATTAGTTCAAATAATAAAATATCAGAAGCTTATCAAAAAATGATATTGTCAAACATTGAAAGCGGAGATTCTTATCTAAACTACGACTTAAAAAACAAAAGAAATAAAGCTATTGAAAAATCCGTTTACGCTGAAGGTGCAAAAAAACGCTATGAGAAATACAAAGCAATGAATAATGCTAAACTTTCAGATGTTTATCAAGCAACCTATACAATAAAGAATCCTCTACTTAACAATGTAGAGCAAACCATAACAAAAAACTATTACACCAACAAAGAAGGTACTAAAATAATTACTTCAACAGATGTTGAATAAATTTCATAATAACAAAAAAAAGCCTCGCACGATCACACGCGGGGCTTTTCTACATAAACCAACAATATTAATATAAAGAAAAAAAACACTTCCTAAATCGCCAACACAACCATACCAGCAGGGCCAACAATAGCCATACCCACCAGCAACTCATAACACTATTCACTTCTTTTGTTTTATGAGAAAAAGCCGTTGTGCTTTCTGTATTACGTAATTCATTATTAGTTGTGCTTATAGTATTTGTAAGGGTAGTGTTCGCCACTATTTGGCTATTGGATAGGTTGCTTTTAGTCGTAATCTTCACCTTTCCACCTCTTACCCTTATAGTTTCATTATTGCCATCACGAATGCGAGTGTATGTAAGCTCCTTGCTGTTACCAAGACTATCCTTATCGCTCTCAACAGTTACCTCATACTCTTGTGAGGCGTGTGTATCGAGTTGCAAGGTTTGTTCGTTTTTCTGAAAAAGAGCCGTACTATCCTTGTACTTTATAATACGCTCTTTTTTGACTTGCTTTTGCTCGGTAGTGCCTACCTTACGAGTCTTGCAACCTAATAGGCCGAGCAATACCAGCACCAATCCGATAACTCCGAAAGCTCTCAGTATTCTTATGTAATTATGTTTTCTCATAACCTTCAATTGTTTTAATCACTTTCTTCAAACTATCAGCATAGTTGGTAGCGGTTGCATAGCCCGCCTTTGCTACCTCCTCAGCAAACTTGTACGGGTCGCTTCTTACTAACAATGCCTTTGCATATCTTTTGTTTTTGAAAAAGAATTGTGCGTGGTCTGTAAAACATTCTTCAGGCGTGTCGTACTTTCTGAACCAGTCTAACACGGAATAAGTGTATTTGCCATCAGCTCGCTTCTTAATGCTGAATATCTTAGGAAATACAGCATTTGCACTCGATAACACTTCAGTAGTGCGTAACAATTGCTTTTTCTCATTCGGCGTGCTGCTGACAAGGTTTTTAGATACTTTTATACCAAAAAAGTTATTGCCAACGCCACGCTCTCCCCAACCGCTTTCTAATGCTGCTTGTGCCAAGGTAAAGAGATACGATATACCCGTTTTATTTTCGCTTTCCAGGGCAAAAGGTTTGTACTGCTTTATAAATTCTTTTGGTGTCATTGTTGTTCGTCTGTTTTATTATTATCTAATTCTTCAGGCATTTCTCCTTTGCTCGTTTTTTCAAAAAAAGGTTTTAGTTTACCGCTCTTTTCATAGTTATACAACGCTTTCATAAAGAACTTAGGCGGGAATCTCCCATCCGAAAGAACAAAGGCATTCTTAGAAATACTACTTACTGGATACATTAATGTCATAAATTGAATAGTACTTACAAACACTTTACCAGCTTCCGATTCGCTCAATGGTATTTTTGTTATAAAAAGTGAAATGTACACACAAGCAATTATAGCTACTTTCTTTATCGTATCTTTAAACAACTCTTCAAAGCTGAAATCCCCTATTGTGTAATGATACCACATACCTACTAACATATCAATAAGCAGTACCACACCTACACCCATATAAAACAACACACTTCTCTCATCTGATGAGAAATAAGAATATAATAACAGTAGCGGTATGCTCTTAAAGAATACCACAAAAAAGTAATACACCCTATCTCTTAGATGTATCTTATCATCAAAGTAGAAAAGCAATACCAAAGGCGTTGCCCATATCGCTATCTTTATTTTAGCTTTGAGTAGCCACTTTATAAACTTATCCATTAGCTCGCTTATTTATACGTTTTACAATAGGGTAAGGTGTTACACTCGCTACTATATCCCACCAATCAATAAACGTGCGCTTGATGCACTTGTCGTACAACTCTTTTGCAAACCCTGCTAATAGTACAGTGGCTAATGCTAAAACAAAAGCAGTTCCAACGCTCCAAAATTTAAAAAACAGTGCAAAAAATAGCACTAACATACAATTGCCTACCTTTGAATGTAGCAATTTGTCCTTACCTATTAAGTTTCGTTTAAAATTATTCATAGTTTTTTTATTTAAAAATCAGTAGGATTAACACCTAATTCTAATTTATAATTACGTAATTGATACCT